CCTGTTCTTGACAAACTATTCCAAATCAATTTTGTAGACCATGATGAACCATTCTATCAATTAGATAATAATCCAGTATATAAATTAAAATGTCGCTTGTATGATTATAGTTCTGAAGTTATCGATACTGGTATCACAGCTCTTGATGCAATTGAAACTGAACATTCTCAAAATATACTCATTCATCAATTTACTTTGGAACAATCTTCAGCGGTTAATGAAGAGATAAGATTAGAATTTACACCAGAACATGGATTGTTATTAATAAACTCAACTGATGGGTCTGCTAATGCTGGTGATAATATAATTGGTGAAGATGATACCCAATCTGTTGGTGAAAGTATCATGCTTGAAAAATCTGCTGATACTGGTGATGCACAATATCTCATCCAAGAAGACTATATAGTTGGTGACATGAGTGTTGATATGACTTCACAAAATGAGTATTTCGAAACTCAAAGCAGTTCAGTTTTAGATTTCAGTGAATCAAATCCATTTGGGGATGCAGGGAGTAGTTCATAATGTTAGGACAACAGTTCTATCACGAAACAATTCGAAAGATTGTTATTTCTTTCGGAACATTATTTAATGGTATCAGTCTTGTTCGTAAGGACAATTCTGGATCTATTATACAATCTATGAAGGTTCCTCTCGCATATGGGCCAAGAGAAAAGTTTTTGGTGCGTTTGCGAGAAGATGCCGATTTGACAAAACAAGTTGCTATCACACTTCCCAGAATTGGATTTGAGATTAAAGACCTTTCTTATGACCCAGCAAGAAAATTGAGCCGGGTACAAAAATTTAAGAAGGTCAAAGGTGCGAACACAAAACAGTTAGACACACAATATATGCCGGTGCCATATAATTTAGATTTTGAATTGTATATCATGGCAAAACAGTCTGATGATGCTTTGCAAATCGTGGAACAAATTCTTCCTTACTTCCAACCTGATTATACTCTTACTATTAACGATATGTCAGACATGGGAATTAAGAAAGATATTCCTATCATTTTGAACAGCATATCTTATGAAGACAGTTATGATGGAGATTTTACTTCTCGTAGAGCTCTAATATATACATTGTCATTTACTACCAAGTTTTATCTTTATGGTCCTGTTACTTCCAGTAAGGTTATCAAGACAGTTCAAGTTGACCAGTATACAGATATGCCAGATAAAACACCAAAGAGGGAACACAGACTTACAGTTACGCCTGACCCAACATCTGCTGATGCTGATGATAACTTTGGATTTAATGAAACAACATCGTTCTTCCAAGATGCGAAAGAGTTCAATCCGGTGACAGGTGAAGATGAATAATGAAGATTGATAATACCATGATGAAAGTTGATAAAGAGTTAGGTATTGTAGAAAAAATTGTTCCTCAGGCTGTTGAAGTAGAAAATTATTCTCCTGTTATCAGTGAAGATGATTTAGAAGATGATTACGAATATCAACGCCGACAATTTTATAACCTAGTTGAAAAGGGAAGTAGTGCCATCGATGGTATCCTTGAGCTTGCTAAGGAAAGCGAGCATCCAAGAACATACGAGGTTGCTGGACAACTGATTAAAAATGTGGCAGAAGTCACGGAGAAGCTTGGCGACCTTCAGAAAAAGATGAAAGAATTAAAAGAAGTGCCAAGCAATGCACCCAAGAATGTAACTAATGCATTATTTGTTGGTTCTACAACGGAACTGCAAAAAATGCTGAAGGACAAATAATGTCCGGTGCTAGTGTCTATCTAGGCAATCCCAATTTAAAAAAGGCCAATGTTCAACAGACTTGGACTAAAAAAGAAGTTGAGGAATATGCGAGATGTATGAAAGATCCTGTATATTTCATACAACAGTATATTAAAATTGTCTCCCTTGATGAAGGACTTATTTCATTTAAACTTTATGATTTTCAGAAGGAGATGGTAGGAACATTTCACAACAACCGTTTCACCATCTGTAAACTTCCTAGACAATCAGGCAAGTCAACTACCATCATAGCATACTTGTTGCATTATGTCCTGTTCAACCCTTCTGTTAATGTGGCAATTCTTGCCAATAAGGCTGCAACTGCAAGGGACTTGTTGGGTAGGTTACAACTCGCATATGAAAATCTTCCAAAGTGGTTGCAACAGGGCGTTATGTCTTGGAACAAAGGTAGCCTGGAATTAGAGAATGGTAGTAAGATACTTGCCTCATCTACTTCTGCAAGTGCTGTTCGTGGTGGTTCTTATAACATCATTTTCCTTGATGAGTTTGCTTATGTCCCTGCTAATGTTGCAGAACAATTTTTCAGTTCTGTGTATCCTACCATTTCATCTGGTAAGACAACAAAGGTAATGATTGTTTCCACACCACACGGTATGAACATGTTCTATAAGTTGTGGAACGATGCAGAGAATGAAAGAAACTCTTATATCCCCATAGATGTACATTGGAGTGAAGTGCCTGGCCGTGATGCGGCGTGGAAAGAAGAGACTATCAAAAATACTTCGGCATCTCAATTCAACACAGAGTTTGAATGTGAGTTCCTTGGTTCTATTGATACTTTGATTACGCCACAAAAATTAAGAACAATGTCCTACAAAAATCCAACACAATCTAATGCGGCTGTTGATTTGTATGAAAAACCTGAACCCGGCCGGACATATATGCTAACTGCTGATGTTTCTCGTGGAACAAAGAATGACTATTCTGCATTTTTAGTATTTGATGTATCAGAAATGCCTTATCGTATCGTCGCAAAATATAGAGATAATGAAATTAAACCTTTGTTGTTTCCATCCAAGATATATGATATTGCCCGAGCATATAATCAAGCCTTTGTGCTTATAGAAATAAATGATATTGGTGAACAGGTTGCTAACACTTTGCAATATGATTTGGAATATGATAATCTTGTTATGGCATCCATGCGAGGACGAGCAGGACAAATTCTAGGTGGAGGATTTTCTGGTGGACGAGCCCAATTAGGAGTGCGAACAACCAAAACAGTTAAAAAGGTAGGATGTTCCAATCTCAAACAATTGATTGAAGATGATAAACTTATAATAGAAGATTTGGATATTATCAGTGAACTATCTACATTCATTGTAAAGGGAAGTTCGTTTGAAGCAGATGAAGGATGTACTGATGATTTAGTTGCATGTATGTTCATTTTTGCTTGGACAACAGACCAAACTTATTTCAAAGAGTTGACTGATATGGATGTAAGACAGACCATGATGAAAGAACAACAATATGCATTAGAACAAGATATGGCTCCATTTGGTTTTGTTGTTACTGGATTGGAGGATGAAAATATTGGTGAAATGGTAGATGAATATGGAACACGATGGAATCCAGTTATCAGAGACTATGGTTCAAATTGGTAAAAAACTAAATAAATTCGATTAAGTCATTATGTGCTTTAATCCAACAATTTGAACATAATATGGTAGAATTATTTACTAGATGAAATATTTCTTTACGGCTATCATCATTAGTACCAACTCTCTTTGTTAATTTTCGTATTTCAGAATCATGAGGGTAGAATTTGAGACACATTGTTTCACTTTCTCCACAGTGTTGACAAGATTTGTCTGCTAAAAATTCATTTAGTAAAACAATTCTCTTACGATAATTTCTACGAGATACTTTCTTAATAGTGTCTTTATATTTTTCGTAATGTGCATTTGCCATGAAAGTATTTATATGTTATAACACATATAAAAAGTCCTCTTGGAAAATGATTTTTTATAAATATAATCACAATAACAAAAACACTCTATTAATTAAAGGAGTAAAACGATGGGATTTTTAGTTTCACCTGGCGTACATGTCAGAGAGATTGATCTTACAAATGTTGTTCCTGCTGTTCAGACTACGATTGGTGCCATTGCTGGTCCATTCCAAAAGGGCCCTGTGGGTTCTGTAGTTTCTATTGGTTCAGAAGAACAACTTTTAGAGGTTTTCGGTAAGCCTATGGCTTCAAGCAACCAGTTTGAGTGGTGGTTTACTGCTGCAAACTTCCTACAATATTCAGACGCACTACGAGTAGTTCGTTGTGCTTCCGGCATTTTAAATGCTGGTGCTAATAGTGGTATTCTTATTCGTGATGATGACCATTATGAAGCGTCTTTCGCTGCAGGCGAAGGTTCTCATGGTGAGTGGGCTGCAAGGTCTGCTGGTACTCATGGTAATGCACTTGGTGTTCAGATTTGTCCTAGTGCTACTGCATATGAACAAAAGATGGATGATGCCAATCAAGTAGATGACGCCTCTGCAGCTGCTGGTGATACAACAATTACTGTTGACGATGCCGATGCAACTAATTATGCATTTAATATCGGTGATTTGATTTCATTTTATTCGGATGCAGCTTGTACTACTCCGGTTGATGATTTTAATGAATATGAAGTAACTGCAATTTCTTCGGAAACTCTTACAATTCGTCTAAAAGATGATCCAAATGGTGTTGGTTTGCAAAACGCTATTGCAGACGATAGTTATATCCTTCGTCGTTGGCGGTATTATGACCTATTTGATGCAGCTCCCGGTAATTCAGATTGGGCCGTAGCAAATAGTAAGGGTACTGGTGATGAAATGCATGTTGTAGTTTATGACACAACTGGTGCCATTACTGGTAAGGCTGGTGGTGTTTGCACTACTGGTGCTTGCGGTGCTAATGGTGCAAGAACATCTTCAGTATTAGAAACACATGCTAACATGTCAAAGTGTTCTGTTGCAAAGACCGTTCAAGGTGCTAGTAATTATTATCCTGATGTTATTCAAAGCGCATCAAAATATATCTACTGGACAGATCATATTTCTGCTGGTTCTAACTGGGGTACAGACACAACAACTGCTTATACTGATGTTCGTCCTGTTACGATTGATGCACTTTCTGGTGGAACAGACGATTATGCTGTAACTGCTGGAGAGTTGGCAATTGGTTATGATAAGTTCAAAGACACAGAATCATTGGATATTAACCTTGTCTTGGGTGCCAAGGGTGGCGGTGCTGGAAATACAAATGCAACTCAGGACACTCATGTAACAATGATTACTGACCTTTGTGAGATTAGGAAAGATTGTGTGGGATTTGTTTCACCTAATCGGGCTGCACATGTTGGTCTTGCTGCTTCTGCTGCAACTGCTGCAACAGCCGCAGAAAATGTTAAAACTGCATATGATCTTTGCCCATCGTCATCCTACATGGTTTATGATAGTTGTTACAAATACATGTATGACAAATACAACGATGTATATCGTTTTGTACCAATGAACGGTGACACTGCTGGACTTTGTGCATATACAGATGGTGTTGCTGACCCGTGGTATAGTCCTGCCGGATATAATAGAGGCGCTGTTCGTGGTGCAATTAAACTATCATATAATCCAATGAAATCTGAAAGAGATGTTCTCTATCGTGCAAGGATTAATCCGGTAGTTAATTTCCCCGGCCAAGGAGTAGTTTTATTTGGAGACAAGACTGCTCAAACAAAACCAAGTGCTTTTGACCGTATTAACGTGCGCCGGTTGTTCTTGGTTCTTGAAAAGGCAATCGCAACTGCTGCTAAGTACATGCTCTTTGAGTTCAACGATGAGTTTACACGGGCCCAATTCCGTAATATGGTTGAACCTTTCTTGAGAGATGTTCAAGGTCGCCGTGGTATTTTTGATTTCAAGGTTGTATGTGATAGTACAAATAACACACCAGAGGTTATTGATCGAAATGA